ACAATATAGAAGATTTAAGATGTTCTATAAATTAGTTGACTTGATTAGTTCAGCTAATAAAGATAAAATGTCTATATGTTTAGGTCCAAACCTTGGATATAGAAAAGTGAGTCTTGCATCAATGACAATATCTGAAATCATCACAACATCGACATCAAATAAATCATTTGTATTAAACACTGGTTTAACTAATATTGAATTAGCTGATGTATTAAAAGGTTACTTAACATTCTACACAGTAGATAATGAGTTTATCCTTGGCACTGACTCAGTATCTACAAAAGAGGCTCAACCAACAGTTACTGATGGTGTTGTTGGTAAATACTCTAAATTATACTCAAGATTCTATGATGGTATAATTAACACAGGAGATTACTTCTATTCAAATAAAATGCCTTCATCACTTATACAAACTCAAGAAACAGTAAATGTAATATTTGTTGATGGTGAAGATAGTTTGAATGGTGGTGGAAATATGGGACCAACTTCTTCATTCGCTGGATACAATTATGTAGTGATTGAAAGTAGTGTTAACCCAGGATGGTTATCTTATGACCAATTTATAGTTCCTGATTCTGAAAAGAATACTGGTACATTTACTATCGTAAATGATGATCCGGGATTAGCTTCAGATCTTGGATATGGTGCTGGATACTACGCATATGAAGTATCTGAAGAAGTAGCATACGAGGAAGTATTTACAGTAAGTACTATATTTGATTACAAAATCAAACATTACTTAAAAATGTATTTAGATAATAATGGAGTTTTAAAAGTTGAATTCAAAGATGAAACATTCACAGCAACTGAAGCAGTAGATGTAACAACAAACAACACATTCTTCATTCAATCAGCTAAATCAAACTTTAAACAAACAATCGAAATTGAATTACCAGCAGGATATGTTCAAGTACCTAATAAAATACTTGTAACAGGATCAAGATACACTGAAGTAAGAATTGGTGACTTCCTATCAGCATACTATGACTCAAGTTTATTAGCAGTTGGTGAAGTTCCAAGAAAACTTACAAGAATTATTTCTAAGAGACAATATAGTGGAGATTCTACTTTAGTTGAAATCACTTGTGATTCTAGAATCGCAACAAGTTATAGTGGTTCAGCATTACAAGCTACAAGATATACTTCTGTTGATAACTACGCAACAACTTATAAAGCGATATCTCTTAAAGGATTTAGAATTAGACAAGCATCTTTACCTGATGGAACAGAAGCTAGACAAAACTCTATTCTTAACTTAGTTGCTAAAGGAACACCATTGTTCAAAGCTACAACTAACAAAGAAGCGATTGACTTTAGATATTTAGTTGACTCATTTGGTCTTGGTTTAACTGAAAGATCTAAACAACAATTGGTTGATATCTGTGGTGATAGATTAGACGCATTTGGTGTGATAAACATGCCTTCAATGAAGTCATTCAAAAACTCATCATCACCATCTTTTGTTAATAATGAAGGAGTTCTACAATTAGAGTATGTAGCTACGGGAGGAAATCCTGAAAGCTCACCAGCGTTCCTTTACTCATTTGGTGACGGAGCAGGTTCAACTTGTGTAGGTTACTTTATGCCATATGTGGTTACAAATGATAACGGTAGACCAGTTGATGTTCCACCAGCAGCTTGGATAGCAACAACATATATGAGAAAACAAAACTCAAATGCAAGTGGTATAACACCTTGGACAATTGCAGCGGGTGTTACTAATGGTAGAATCACTAACATAGTGGAAACTGAAATGGACTTCACTTTAACTGATATCGAATATATTAACCAAGCTCAAATGAACCCTATCGTGTTCAAAAGAAATAGAGGAAATGTAATTGAGACTGAAAACACAGCTCAAACACTTTATAAATCAGCTCTTTCTTACATACATGTTAGAGAGGTACTTATCGAACTTGAAAGAGAATTATCAAGAATGTTATTAGACTTCCAATGGAAATTTAATACACCTGATATTAGAGCTGAAATTAAACTTAGAGCTGACGTAATTTGTGAAACTTACGTTTCTAGAAACGGTTTATATAACTACTTCAATAAAATGGATGAGGAAAATAATACTAATGAGATTATCGATAACCAAATTGGTGTTCTTGATACATATGTTGAACCAATCAAAGGTATGGGAATAATTGTAAATAACATTACAATTCTTAGAACTGGAGCAATCAACGCAGGTGGTTTCATGAATGGATAATAGATAAATAAATAATTAAAGAACCAGATAGAAATATCTGGTTTTTTTGTTTTAAAATAAAAGACTAGAAATTAAAACTTTTTAGTCTTTTTTAGTTATAAAACTAACGACAAAAATATATTTGCTCAAAATTTCACTCAAAATGGTGGAGAGAGTAAATCCTTAATATATAATAAAATAAAAAATAATTACACAATATGTCTAATGAAAACGAAATGAGTGAAGAAGAATACCTTAAGAAACATCTTAGTGGTGTAGATAACTCAAGTAAAAACCTACCAAACTCTGATATTCCATTTGTGGCTCAACCAAAAGTTGATACTACAAGAACATCAGATCTTCAATATTTTAATTTTAATATAGAAGAATTACCCTGTGGTGACTTTTACCCAACTGGTACACTATTTATGGTCAGACCAGCGAAAGTAAAAGAAATTCAAGCATATTCAATGGTTGATGATAATAACTTCTATGATATAGTAGAAAAAATGAATGATATGTTACAATCTTGTATAAGAATTAAATACTCGGATGGTAAAGTAGGTTCATATCTAGAGGTCAAAGACCAAGATAGATTATATTTACTATTCTTAATAAGAGAACTTACTTTCCAACAAGGAAATACATTAACAATTCCAGCAAAATGTGGAGTTTGTTCAACTGAGCTATCAATGGAACTTAAAAGAGAAAACTTCACTTTTCACGATGTAGATGAGAAACTAGATAAATATTTCAGTTTATCAGATAGAACATATCATTTTTCTACAGTAAATGGGAGAAATTTTATATTAACACCACCAAATATTGGACTTCAAAAGGCATTCACAGATTATATCTTAAAAGAAAATAATGAAAAAAGAACTCCAAATCTTTCTTTCTTAAAGATTATTCCTTTTATGTTAGAAGGAAGAAGTACAATTACATATGAAGGAATTAAAGCTAAACTTAAAGAATTTGAAGAAATAGATGATATCTCATTCCAATTCTTAAATGCAGCAGTAAGTAAAATGACGTTTGGTATCAAGGAATTGAAGAAAAATTGTACGTGTGGTGTGGAGGTCCACACCGAAATGCAATTTCCCAACGGAGCCTCAGGTATTTTCGTTATTCATGATGCCTTTGAAGCATATATTAAAGAATAAATTATTACTTCAAAAACACTTTAAAACTCAAGAAATTTCAATGGATGAATGGCCATTTTGGATGTTTGAAGAAAACATAAAAATGGTAAATGAAATCATCGAAGAAGAAGAGTCAGATAAGAAGAAACAAGAGGGAGAACAATCGAAAGGAATGCCAAACTTCGATGCGAACTCAATGATGAAAAGTGCATCTAGTTTCTCAAGTAACATACCTAAGTTCTAATAGAAATAAAAAACCACTTCGGTGGGTTTTTTTATTGACTTATTATTCAATAAAAAAAGCATAAAAAAACCACCAATGTTAATTGGTGGTTTTAATTTATTATGTATTTAATTAAGGTGTATATCCAGAAACTATTGGATTAGTAATTGTGAAGTTATCATCAATATACTCATCAATAAAGTAATCATAGATAAAGTCAGCTTGAAGATTCTCCATAATGTTATTAGAAGACCAATCAAGTGCGTAACCAGCTAATTGTTTGATTTGAACGTTTTGGAAAGTAACACGTCTTAATACAACACCTTTTTTATCATGTTGATTAACGATTACAGAACCAATAATATCACTCTTATAGTGTAATGAACCTGTTTGAGAGTTGAATACTAAATCATACCAAGCTTTCAAAGCATTCCATGTCTCCATTGAACCAGCGATGGTTACGTTAACATTAAATTTAATGTTAAATTCACCAGCGGTTTTAGTTGGAGTTGTCAAAAATTGACGAGTTGAATACTTGAATCTTTGTTCTTTGATACCAACATCAAACTGAGTTAAGTTCATATCAATATTAAGTGCGTTTTGTAATAACAAAACTGGGTTTCTTCCTTGAGCGACCAAAATTGTAGGTAAAACGAAAGTAACCTCAAATAAGTTAAGATAAACTACTTCATCAGGTAAAGTTGTCGGCCCACCTGGAGATCCCGTGTTCACAAGATTTGTGTAATGTGGTAATGGCATATTTTTTTATTATTTTTTATTTAATTGTTAAACAATTGTACAATTATAGAATATATATTAATTCCATTATTCTCTCTTGTTTTCCTATTAGTATATATTATATTAAAAAAGTAATATTTTTCTATTTTATTCATTAGAAACTTTCCTACTATATCTATATATAAAAAAGAAAAACTAATTAATGAAAGTTTTTATAACAACAGATTGGCATTTTGGAGTATATCTTAACAATTTAGATAAATGGTTAGATATGATGGAAGATTACTTCTATAATTCTTTTATACCATATATCAAAGAAAATTCTAAACCAGGTGATATTCTTATTCATTGTGGTGACTTATACGATAACAGAACATCTATTCCTATTATAGCTTCTTACAAAGCAGAAAAGATACTTTTAGAGTTATCTAAAATACTACCATTACATATTATAGTTGGTAATCATGATCTTTGGAATAAAGGTTCTAACGATATTAACTCAGTTAGATTATTCAATCACGTTCCCAATGTATCTGTTTATACAAACACAACATCTATTGAGTTAAGCGGTCAAAAACTGATTCTTATGCCTTGGGTAGAGAAAAGATTAGATATGATTAAAGAGATTGATAACAATCCAGGTGATTATCTTTTCTGTCACTCTGACTTAAATGGGTGTTTAATGCACTTAAACTCAGTAGCTCATAGAAATGCCGATAAAATTGATGTTGATAACTTTGGCAAATATAAACATGTCTTTTCTGGACATATACATATTAGACAAACTAACAAAAACTTCTCATTTATAGGTTCTCCCTATCAAATGGATAGAAATGATACCGGTGATCAAAAAGGAATTACTATTCTTGACCTATCAAATGATAAAGTTACTTTTGAACCAAATACATATTCTCCAGTATTTAAAAAATTCAGAGTAGTTAACGAAGAAGATATCGATAAGTTAGATGAGTTAAAAGACACTAAAGACTATGTAGACTTGTCTATATCAAACAATCTTTTAATTAGTAATAGAAAGCTTCGTAGAAAGCTAGAAGTGATGTTAGAGAAGGGCAATTTCACTTCTGTTGACTATATAGATGATATTACAAAAGAGTTAGTTGAAGGTGAAGAAGTAAATGAATCTATTGAATTAGATGAGAATGGAATAGAGATATCTGTTCAATTGGAATATGAGGACTACATAAAAGAATATATCCTAAAACAAAAATATGATAATGATAAATTCAAATCAGGAATTGTAAATGAATTTGATGAAGTTATTAAAATATATAATGAGAATTATAAAGTAAAAAGTGAATAAATAAAAAACCCATCAATTAAGATGGGTTTTTTATTAACTTTATTTTCAAATCCCCAGTTCCCTTTATAACTCGATGATAAACACCCATTGGTATAAGAACTTTATCTATTACTTTAGGTAGCTCATTATCTATTTGAATCATCCAATCTGTATCACCAATAGATTCAACAATACGATTTTCATGATCTCTATGCCACATAAATTCCACAGAGTCAGTATCTTGATTGAATACTCTGATAAATTCATTATCACTTAATTTAGTTTCTTGGAAAGGAAGTGTCATAATTACCAGAATCCCGGATAAGTTTTTCCACCCCAAAGATGACCATATTTGTTTATTCTACAAGCCCAGTATCCAGCTTTAGTCTTATCTTTCTTCATATCACAGTTATGTCTAGCAGCAAATGATTTTCTAGCTTTAGGATTACTAACTTTAGCTGTTAATCCACCATGAACATCACCAAATGAAATCTTTTTAACATTTCCTTTAGGAGTCTTAACATAAACGTGGTACTTTTTAGCACCACCACGCATTGGGTAATTTAATTTAACTTCTTTACCGTGGTATTCAGCCTCATTTAATTCCTCGATGTTTTCCATTGGTAAATCTAAAGGAACTAACTCTCCATTAAACATTCCAAACTTACCAATATCAGTTGATTCATATAATTCTTTATCAACATCACATAAATTAACTTTACCTAAATCAAATAGTTCTCTTGCTTCTTTGATTACCTCATAGAAAGCTTCAGAACCCGGTCTGAATATATTTTCAGTAATAGGTTTATTATTCTCTAAATGATATTTAAGAGATTCTGATATATTTACAGATTCTGTGAATTTAATAATTTTCATTTATTGACTAACAATTGATTTTATAAAGTCAGCGATGTTCATAACTCTAGGTTGTTCTTCCATAGGTTGTTCTTCCATAGGTTGTTCTTCTTGAGATTGTCCACAAGAACAATCTTGACAACAAGCACAATCTAATTGACCATTACATTGATCACAACACCCACATCCAACTTCTTGAGTTTCTTCTTCACATTCTTCTTCTCCTTCAGGCTTAACCCCAACTTCGATTTCGATTGTAAAGTTTTCAAACTTTTTAACTTTTCTTAGTTTATCAAATTCTTTTTTAACCTTCTCTTGATCTTCAACTTCTGTTTTGAATGATGGTTTTTCATCTTTATCAACTAAGACTTCAGAATTAAAAAGAACTTCTTGGTCTTTTACCTTTTCAACTTTTTCAGTTTTTTTTGTTTCGTTAAATTTTTTAATGTGTTTCATAGTTTATATATTATTTTTGGCTTAACTTTTTTACGATTAGAGCACATTTTTCATATTCTTCTTCAGACTCTAACTCATCTTTATATTCCATAAGTTGTTTTCTATCACCTAGTTCTAATTTAAGTTTAAATCTAACCTCTTTTAACTCACTCATATTATTAACCTCAGAGTCTATTAATTTATCAATAACATCTCTATCAAATTGTGACATTTTTAAAAATTGATTCCAATTATAAACATCATTTTCTGATAAAAAGTCTAAAATATTAACAAAACAAGAATCTACTCTACTCAATTTGGTAGTTTTATTCTTTTTCTTAGAGTTATTAAATATCTTCTTAAAAAACTCTTCGTTAATAAATTGATTATATCTATTAATTTTCATACTCATATATATTAAATTCACTTACCAAGAAAAGATAAATTAATATATATGTAAAAGTTTACATTATTAAATGTCAAATCATAAAAACCTATTATTCTTCAACAAAGAAGGCGATTACTTAAATTTTAACTACAACTATTCAACTGATAGATTTGAAGGAGATTTACTTTTTCATGAAAATTCATCAGATACTTTCAAAACATTAGGAATTTATATGTTGGAGAATATACCATCATTTGAATTCGAACTACCAGGAGAACTGACATTAAATAAGTTTCAATTATTTAATGAATATGGATTGTTTTTCTATAACAGTAAATATGAAAATCAAAGTATTAGTAAAATTGAACCGATTAATAATGATCCAACATTTTATTCAAAATGGATATATGGTGACAACTTTGAAAAGAAATTCCCAATAGGTAGTATAATTAAATTTGATTCAGTATTTTTAGAGTTCAATAATCCAACTCAGACTTATACCGTAGTATCGACAAAAAAAGGAGCTATAATGATTATAAGTTCGGTTGATAATTCAACATTTGAATCAATGTATATTTCTCTATATACAGACCAGTCAATATACACAGGAAGGTCAATATCAGCAATAAATGCGATAGGTGTTTATAATTATATAGATGGGTCATATAACGATAATCTTTCATATTGGAATGAACCTAGTTTTTATGATAAGTTATATAAAAGGAAAAAGTTAAATATAATAAACTCTCAGTTTAATGATAAAGTCTATACAATAAAAGAAGAAGAACTAACAGATAATAAACACTTTGAATACTACACATCTGCAATAAATGGCACTGATCTAATAATTGAAGTTGTTAGTAAAACAGACCTACCGAAAATATATGATGGTGGATTAAACATAACAACTACATCAACTCAAATAACATCAGGTGGTGAGATATTATCATTTTCATATACATCAAATAACGGAACTGATAACAACTACATTGGATTAACAGCAACTGGCGTATCAGCATCAGTGACTGGTAATGGAGGATCATTTAATGTTGGTGTTTCCGGAGGTGTTGTAACCTCTGTCATCCTAAATAGGATAGGTAAACAATATACGATAGGAGATTTATTCGTTATAGATGGAACATTTATAGGAGGAACATCTTTAATAGATGATGTGTATATAAATATAAATAGTGTCGCTACCCCAGTATCAACTACAGAAAATAGATTATACTTTACAAATAATGTACCTGATATATTAAAACCAGGTAGAGAATTTAAAATAATAGGAACAACAACAAATCAAAACTTCCTATCAGTATCTAATATTCCTACTTTTATAGGAAATACACAAGAAACATTTTACGCTACTCAATCACAAGTTCTTTGGAATAATAAGATATACCAATGTGTATTTGGATATACTCAAAGTTTTACAGGTGAAACTCAATTTGTAACCCCATATACAACTAAATATTGGTCACCTTCAATAGATTACATAAAGGTTGACCAAACAATAACACCGGAGTTCTTATCAGGATGTCAAATATATCTAACAACTGATAGAATTTATTTTGACTATGGATTTACATATAGCTCATCAGTAACATTAGCATCAGCTGCTGAAAAATATAAAGATGATTTGAAGTCATTTAATATTGATTTATATTATGAAAATAATAAATTAAAGGCCGATTTAATATACCCAAGTAAGTATGCAGAGGTAAATTTCTACCAAAATCAAATTGGACCAACATATTCAATTGGTAATGTTATACAAACATATGAAAGAGTAACTCAAGTAGAAGAATCAGTAACTCCTGAATTAAACTATAATATATCTCAAAATATATTAGTAAATGTAGTATTCACAGACATAGATGAGTATGGATTTAAAATAGTTATAAATGGTCAAGTTTACCAAGAAGAATTAGACGCGGTATATAGTGGTGGTCTTTTAGATATGCAGAGAACAGTTGATAAAACTCTTAGAAATTGGCTAGCTAGACACTATGTAGAGTTAATAAGATTGGGTATAATAACGGACATACATTATACAGGTCCTATATTTTCGCCATTTGTAAACTCAATAAAAATACAAACAGAATATCCAAATGTTCCTTTGATAATTGATGATATTTTCGTAGGAATAACAGCGGATTATCACATTGAACACTCTAGAGTTCTTTTTAGTAATAATGACTATACACATAACCGACCAACAATTGGACCGGTTTTGACTTTTATAATAAATAATGATGAATTTAGTCAGAATACAATATACCAAACAGGATCATATTCACAATATCCTGACATCCCAGCTACTTTAGTATCATGGGTTGCTGAACACGGAGCCTATCTAAGAACATTTGGAATTTTAGTAACACCTATAAATAATTTACTAAAATTTGATGTTAAAAGATTAGATAGAAGACTTGATTACACTATTAATACTGGTAAATTATCAATACCTGGCGTGATAGACTACACAATAACTAATAAAATAAAAGGAAATGTTGGTTTAATCATTGCATCAAATGAAGTATCTTTACCAACCAATGATTTAACATCATTTGAGGATGCTGGGTTTGCAACAGGAATGGTCTTTTCTATTAATAACACTATATATCCTTACAATAATCAGGAATTTAATATACAATTTTTAGACCCACAAGTCTTAAATTTAAGTTACCAAGGACCATTCTGGGGATTAACATCTGGAATTTGTAATTCATCAGCATTTATCACATTAGCATTCGACACAGGATATGGACAAACAGCATGTGATGGACCTATTGTTGGACCAACACCTAGTGGAGCAGGACCATATCAATTAGGAGCATTTGATCCATCTGCATTTACTTTAACATATAATCCAAATACATATAACTTAAATACATATAACCTACAAGGATATCCAGGAACATCAGGATTAGTAGATTTGATATATGTTCAATTATCTAATTCAATTTATGCTTTTGGAGATGATATAACTGTATTGGATTCATATATAACTAGTTATTTAACAACAATTACTCTACCAGGAAACACACAAAGCATTGAGATAGAGTACAACACATATAATAACTATCTTTATTGTTTATCAAAGAATCAAATATTCGTAGTTGATCCTCTA